GCGGCTTTTAAGAAGGCTTGGCTACGGGCAAGGGAGAGACTTGTAGCCGTAAATAAGGTCACGATTGGGTCTAATTGGGTGTGGCTGAAGTCTGCACTTGAGTCATGAGTGCTGTACGTTCATCCAGTGACAAACGAGACAAATGGGGACAAATGTCCCAAATGTCTTTCCGAGTAAATGGGGACAAACCACCTCTTGTCTATGTACAAGAGGTTTGTCCCCTGTCGGTTTGTCCCTTTGTCGTTTTTTTAAGGAGTTATGAAAATGGTTAGATCAAGGTCGAGAAAAGATGTTCCTGAAGTTATCAAGCCAGCACGTCAGGCAACGCAGTGGGAGATTCAGTCTAACGCTGTGCTGGTCGAACTTGAGCGCAAAAAGGGTCAGCACTACGATAAATGGGGAGTTGACCGATTGATTACTTTAGTTGACATTGAGTTTAGGACTAAGGTTTGGCTGCAAATGGGTAGAGTTTGGGATGCCTTGGATATGGGTGACCTCGACAAGCTGCATAAAGCAGTTAACGGGATGTGCAAAGGATTTGATGCGTTGGAGAAGTGGGCTGAAGAAAATGAGATTGAACCCAACCCACCCATCCAGTTCCTTGAGTGGAAGTCAGTTCGAGGAGTTCCGATGGTTGTGGTCAGAACAGAGAGCGATGCAGTTGAACTCCAGACCCACCGCAAAGACATCAACAATGGGAACATCTGGACTCTGGAAGAACTTGAGGTGTTCCTGCAAGAGCCGCAGGTGCAGACCATCATCAAGGCTAAAGCCCTGTCGCCAACTGCAAGGATGACTAAGTTCACGCCCAAGGAAGGATTCGGTCAAGGTTCAGGCTTTGATGACATGGAAGAAGACCTTGATGCGATCTTCTCTGGTGAGCCTTATGAACCAAAGTACAAGCCGTTAAATCATGGCTAGACCGCCCACCACAACGACAGTCCAGTTCAGGCGCAAGCTAACTGATGCCGACAGGACAATCCTGCTCTGTGCTGGCAAAGGGAACATCAGCAATGGCTTTAAGAATGTCTTAGATTGTTATGCAATCTTGTGGGAACTAGGATACCGCCCTAAAGCCGATCTTAGGGATTTCTTAGGGGTAGACAAGGATAGCCAGTAAAACGGCTTTAAGCCTTGTTTAAAGGCTTCCTAGCGGCATTGGCACGACGATCTTTAACGTGGCTTTGGTAACTAATTATTGAATGCGAATCATTCTCATTTACAATGTCATCCAAACCGCATTACAACGACAGTCCCCCGATAATGCACCACCCGCCTCTTTCCCTCTCCAGCACCGCCCAGAAAATTCTTTTCAGAATGCGAAATATAAAAGTTATCCACAGGTTATCCACAGATCGGAGGGCAAGTTATCCACAATTTGCCCATTTGGTTTCATTTCCAGTTGCAATTTGCAGATACGTATAACACTTTCAGATATTTAAAGTTAACATAATGGACATTGTATAAAGCCGATTTTGTCAGTAATCTGTAAGCGTCTTGTAAAAGTCCAATGAAATCAATGACTTACAGAAGTTATCCACAGAATCCACAGATGCCTGTGGATAACTGTCCTATCATTTTGATAGGGGGGAGGGGGTGGTCGCTGGTCGTGATAATTGTGGGAGCCTCTGCCCCTCTGAAAAAGCGAAATAGAAAAAAATAGGTGTTGGCGCAGGGAGTTCCGAATTAGTAATTAGATAACCCCCAAAGGAAATCATTCGGGTACTATGCGCCAACGCTGATAACTCTAGCATATTGCGCCCTAATTTGCTATAGTCCCCCCCAACATCACGCCCACAACGACAAGGACAATCGTGAAGATAGAGCAAATGGACAGCATCCAAGATGAAGAGCCAACCAAGAAGAAGGCTGGCAGACCCAAGGGTGTGTTTGGCTTAAAGCGTCAGATACAGGAGTACGCAAGGAATCCTGACTTAGCGTTACCCAAGACCGACAACCAGCGTATCAAAGACCTGAAGGATATGCTTATCAGGTCGAGTGGCAAGGATGTTGTTGAGAAGATGATCTCAATAGCGTTGAACGACAACCACCCCGCACAGATGGCAGCTATCAAGATGTGCGTTGACCGCACCCTTCCAGTGTCGATGTTTGAGAAGGACAAGAGCCAGAGGAGTGCAATCCACATCAATATAACGGGCATAGGCGCACCAGTAGCTGCGACAGTTGAAGAAGAACCCAAAGACATAGAAGACATAGAGGCTAAGAATGACTGAATGGTTGAATGAATACCAAAAATTTTCTGCGACTCCTTGGAGTCCTACAACATTGAAACCATCGGAAGAACAGCAGTTTCGCAGTTGGTTGCAGGGAACTCAACTGTTTAACTCTATTAAGTCAGACATTGCGGCTGAACAAAAGATGCCTGTTGATAAGTTAGACAACCAGCGAGTTACAGAGATGATTCTTGAATCTCCTGACTATGACTACAGGGGAGCATGGAAAGCAGGAATAAAAGAAACTATCAGTCCTTATGACAATAGACCGCACTTTCCATCGTCTACCAAAACAGGACAAATGCTAAAAGACCCAACTCATCCAACGGCATGGAAAGAATTTTTTATGCGTCAGTATGGTACTGACCCTGATGCAATGGGACTTGACACTATAGAAAAAGCAAAAAACTGGAGTCTTTCAAAACAAAAGGTAGAAACACCTTTTTATAAAGACCCATTTTCTGCACCTGACTACACAATCGAATAATGGCTGATTTGAACTTTTCGCTATTGCCTTGGCAGCAGGATGTGTTTGCTGATAAGACGTGGCAACAACAGGTATACGCTGATAAGACAAGGTTCAAGGTTGTGGTTGCGGGGCGGCGGTGCGGTAAGTCAAGGTTAGCGGTTACTACGCTACTGATTGAGGGTTTAAGCTGTCCTGCTGGTAGTGCGGTGCTGTACGTTGCCCCGACTCAGGGACAGGCTCGGCAAATTGTTTGGGATGTTCTGTTGGATGTTGGCAGGGAGATAATTCAATCAAGCCATGTAAACAACATGGAAGTCACGCTTATTAACGGCGCAAAGATATATGTTAGGGGCAGTGACAGACCCGACACCTTGCGGGGAGTCTCATTGACTTACGCTGTACTGGATGAGGTAGCTGACATTAAGCCTGAGACTTGGGAACAGGTCATAAGGGCAAGTTTGTCAGACAAGAAGGGTAAAGCCATGTTTATCGGCACACCCAAGGGGCGCAACTGGTTCTTTGACTTGTATAACTTAGGGCAAGAGGGTAGTGATCCTGATTGGAAAAGTTGGCACTTTACGACAGCAGACAACCCACTTATCGACCCTAGCGAAATCGAGAGTGCGAAGAAAACCCTAAGTTCATTCGCCTTCAAGCAAGAGTATATGGCAAGTTTCTCAAATGCAGGGTCAGATGTCTTCAAGGAAGAATGGATTAAATACGGGGAAGAACCTCAGTATGGCTCTTATTTTATAGCCTGTGACTTGGCTGGATTTGAGGAAGTAGCTAGACAGGCGGCTAACTCTAAGAAGCGACTAGACCAGACTGCCATTGCTGTGGTCAAGGTGACTGATGAGGGCAAATGGTTTGTAAAAGAGATTGCTTTTGGGCGTTGGGACATCAGGGAGACTGCTGCAACAATCCTCTTGAAAATGCGGGAATACCGCCCTTTGAGCGTTGGAATTGAGCGTGGAGCATTAAAAAACGCAGTTTTGCCGTATTTGTCAGACTTAATGCGCAAAAATAATGTATATTCCCACATAGTTGACTTAACGCATGGCAACAGGAAAAAGACTGACAGGATTATTTGGAGTCTCCAAGGAAGGTTTGAGCATGGGCGCATTGTGCTGAATTCTGAGGAAGATTGGGATGAATTCAAAGATCAATTGTTGATGTTTCCCGCCCAAGGTGTTCACGATGACTTACCCGATGCTCTTTCCTACATTGACCAACTGGCTGTGACCTCATACTTTGTTGATGACCAAGAAGATGAGTGGGAGCCTCTAGATATTATTTCGGGGATATAAATGGCAACAGACAAAGAAGTCAAGTTAGAACAAAACGAGTTTTATGAGCCTACTGAGGCTGATAAAAAACTGACGGACTTTGTTACTGACCACTGCAACAAGTGGCGTGACTATAGAGACACCAACTTTCTTCCTGATTGGCTTGAGTATGAGCGCATCTTCCGAGGTCAATGGGCATCAGAAGACAAGACCCGTGAGTCTGAGCGTAGCCGTATTGTTACCCCTGCCACACAACAAGCAGTAGAGACTCGCCATGCTGAGATCATGGAAGCTATCTTTGGTCAAGGCGACTTCTTTGACATTGAAGACAATATCCAAGATATAGGTGGAAACCCTATAGATGTTGAAGTAATTAAGAATCAGTTGATGGAAGACTTCAAGAAGGACAAAATTCGCAAGAGTATTGACCAGATTGAGTTGATGGCTGAAATTTATGGCACAGGCATTGGCGAGATTATTGTTAAGACTGAAAAAGAGTATGTCCCCTCTACTCAGGTTATTCCTAATCAACAGGGTCAAGCAGCTATTGGCGTGATGGAGAGAGACAGGATTTCTGTCAAGATCATGCCTATCAACCCAAAGAACTTCTTGTTTGACCCTAATGGGACAAGCATTGATGACTGTATGGGTGTGGCTATTGAGAAGTATGTTTCTATCCATAAAGTTGTTCAAGGCATTGAAAAAGGCATCTATCGCAAGGTAGACATTGGGACAGCTAGTGAAGATACCGACTTAGAGCCCACCCAAGAAGTATCTCAGTATCAAGATGAGAAGGTTCTATTGTTGACCTATTACGGGTTAGTACCCCGTGAATACTTAAATAATCTTGAGGAAAACAAAGACATTTTTGAGTTATTCCCTGAGAATTCAGCCGCAGAAGACTACTCAGACATGGTTGAGGCTATTGTCGTAATTGCCAACGATGGTATGTTGCTCAAGGCTGAAGAAAACCCTTACATGATGAAAGACAGACCTGTGTTGTCGTACCAAGACGATACAGTGCCTAATCGCTTGTTGGGGCGAGGTACAGTGGAAAAAGCCTTCAATATGCAGAAAGCTATTGATGCTCAGACTCGTGCTCACTTGGATTCACTCGCTTTGACCACTGCCCCAATGGTTGCTATGGATGCCACACGCTTGCCCCGTGGCATGAAGTTTGAGATTAAGGCTGGTAAAGCCATTCTCACCAATGGCAACCCCAATGAAATCCTGTATCCCTTCAAGTTTGGTCAGAGTGACCCTAATAACCTAGCAACTGCCAAAGACTTTGAGCGAATGTTGCTACAAGCGACAGGTACGCTTGACTCAAATGGCATGGTTTCCCAATCTAGCCGTGATGGGGGTGGTATGTCGATGGCGGTTGCATCCATCATCAAGAAGTACAAGCGTACATTGGTCAACTTCCAAGAAGATTTCCTTGTTCCGTTCATCAAAAAAGCGGCTTTCAGGTTCATGCAGTTCGATCCAGAGCGTTATCCCTCTGTTGACATGAACTTCATACCCACTGCAACCCTTGGAATCATTGCTCGTGAGTACGAACAGCAGCAATTCATTGGTTTGTTGCAGACTCTTGGCCCAAATACCCCTGTTTTGCCTGTAATTCTCAAAGGAATCATCGCAAATTCAAGTTTGAGCAACAGATACGAGATGATGGCGGCTTTGGATGAGATGAGCAAGCCTAATCCTCAAGCACAGCAGATGCAACAGATGCAAGCAGAGTTGGCAATGCAAGCTGCACAGGCTAATATTGCTGTTCAGACCAGCCAAGCAGAGCAAAACAAAGCTGAAGCTATCAAATTGTCTGTTGAGGCGCAGTTAATGCCACAGGAAATACAGGCAAAAAACATGGCGGCAATGACCAAAAACCTTCCTAATCAAGATAATCAAGCATCTGCAGAGTTTGACAAGCGAGTCAAGATTGCTGAATTGATGCTTAAAGAGGCTGATATAAAGAACAAGAGTAAGATTGTTGAGTTACAAATGGCTGATAAAGTTGATTCACAGAATAAAGTCAAACAAGATTTCCTAACAAGGCTTACAGATGGATTGAAGAATGGCTAATATAAAAGAACTTATTAAAAGCATACAGTCATCAGACTCATCTTTTGATGAGAAGTTATATGCTATTAATACTATGGAAGAAACTCTTGTTGCAATGCGACAGCAAGAAGAAAAGGCTGTTCAAGACAATGTAGATTTGATAGTTGAGGCTATCAAAGTCATGGAAAACAAAGTTTCTACCCAACTAGAGATTGCCAAAGCTATAGTCCCACAAAAAGGTGATAAGGGAGATAAAGGCGAAAAAGGTGTGGATGGTAGACAAGGCGTAGATGGTAAGAATGGTCGGGATGGTCGGGATGGAAAAGACGGATTTGATGGAAAAGATGGTGTTTCTGTCTTAAATGCCCAAATTGACTTTGATGGATCGTTAATTATTACTCTCTCTACGGGTCAGCAAATCAATGTAGGTGAGGTTGTAGCACCTGAGTTACAAGAAAGAATTAAACTTGTGACTTCTGGCGGTGCTGGTACAACACTACCCTCTCAAACAAGCAATTCTGGAAAGTTTTTAACGACTGATGGAACAAATACATCATGGGCAACACCAACTCTCACAACAACAAACTTCACAATTGAAGAATCGGGCGGAAAGTTGATATTTAAGTATGGTGCAACTACAATTGCATCAATGTCTTCAACTGGAATGATTACATCAGCAACTAATATTGTTGCAAATGGAACACCATAAAGGAAAAATATGGCAACGTCAGTAACCCTAAAAGCTAATGCGATTGATATTTCTGGAACTACGTCAGGGACTGTAACTCTACAAGCTCCATCGGTGGCTGGAACTACAACGCTTACTTTGCCATCAACCAGTGGCACAATTCTAACAAGTGCGAGTACAGCAACTACATCAACCAATTTGGCTGGTGGATCAAACGGGACAATTCCTTACCAATC